ATTGAGGATGTCACCACACTTCTATGTATCCGACAGGTGCACGTGGTTCGTGGATGAGATTACTGAGTATTACTTCAAGCGTGATGGTAGTGATGAGACTACCGATAAACCAGTTGACCGTAACGATCATGCCATGGACATGTGGAAGTATGCCATGACGCCTAGACCCAAGTTGGCACGATTTGTTGGTAAGCCTGACGCACCACCTGCATGGATGGCATGGCATGAGATTGAACGTCAGCAGCGCAGAGACAAGAAGGCAAGACACAAGTGAAAGATAAGTGCCGCAATGGTCATCCGCGAACTGAAGGCTTGTGGGTGTGGAACAAGGATGGAACACGCAAGTGCGTCCTGTGTGCGCGTGCTACAGGCAACAAGCGTAGAGCACGCATGCGTGCAGAGCGGGTGATGAAGCAGAAGCCGACCGAACAAGTGAGGGCAACTAGGTGAGCGGCACATATGAGGACCCGAGTCTCAATCTCGATGCACAACCTGATCCGCTAGAGAACTCACTGCAACAGAGTGAAGTTGGTCTGCCTGCGGAGGCTGAACCACCTCCTGTCTATCGTGCAATGCCTGATAGTCGCATACCTGTGTCGAATAAACGAGGTAGCGTGTGGCGGTCACGCAAGGACAGTAGCCTCAAGGCTATGAGTGATCTGATCGATGCATGGGATGAGGCTATACGGTATTACAACCATGATCAGGCAGATCATCGTGATGGGAACACAGGTGCGTATAGCGGATCGCCTAAGACATCAGGCAATAGGAATGTAGCGCGTCGCCTCAATGAGATGTTCTCAAGCACTGAGAACGTGGTGTTTGCAAACGTCACTGCACAGGTTCCTGAGCTATACGCTAAGAACCCAATCGTGTCAGTCAGTGCAACACCTGAGACTGATCCCAATGCCAAGGCTACTACGGATGCATTCGCTAGGGCATTGCAGAAGCTAGTCGATGTGTTGTTTGCATTGAAGTTCCCGCCTGGGGTGAACATGAAGCCCAAGGCGAAGAAGAATGTGCTCATCTGCTTGTTGACCAACATGGCATGGTTCGAGGTTGGCTATACTAAGAAGGACAAGAGTAGTGAGCAGGCAATGAATGACCTGCTGCAACTGTCTCAGGAACTAGCCAGTGCCGAAGATGCAGAGGATATCCGCGAGATCGAGGGGAAGCTCACTGCGCTTGAGGAGAAGATTGAATTTCTCCAGCCGAGTGGTCCATACGTTCGTATACGCATGCCGCACCAAGTGCTTCGGGACCCGAATGGTATCGATCCGTATCTGTCGGATTGCAACTGGACTATGATTGAGGACATGCTGCCTACTGCGTATATCAATGCGATCTTTGCAGTAGAGGATGAGGACAAGGAAGAATACATAAGTGTATTCGAGCCTACACACATCCTCAATGGTAGTGGTGGAGGGGATCAGGGTGAAGAGGACTTCACGCTGTTCAACAAGACACCAGCGAATGACTACAGTGCATATGGCTTTACGAGTAAGGATGCGTTCGACAAGTCCTGTTATACCAAGGTGTGGTATGTATGGGATAAAGTCACACGCCGATTGGAGATGTATGCAGATAACGATTGGAAGTGGCCGATTTGGGTATGGGACGATCCATACCAACTACAGGGGTTCTATCCTCTCACTCCGTTGTGGTTCCACGATAATCCCGCCGCGGTCTACGCCAAGGGAGAGGTCAGCTATTATCTCGATCAGCAGGACCAGATTAACGAGATCAACGATGAGAAGCGTAGAGCACTGCTTTGGGCTAGACGTAATATCTTCTATAACAAGAACGCAGGCATCACACAGGAAGCAGTAGATGCGATCCTCAAGGGTCCTGATGCTACCGCTACTGGGTTGGATGTGCCTGAGGGTGTTGACCCGAAGAACATGATCTTCTCGTTGACGCCACCGAGTATGAACTTCACAACGCTGTTCGACAAGACAGAGTTGTATAAGGCCATCGATCGCATCGCTGCGACCAATGAGGTTGAGCGTGGTGGAGAGTTTAAGACTAACACAACGAATAAGGCAATCGATTACTACTCCACCATGGGCAATATGCGGATGGATATGCGCCTCGATGCTATTGAGGACGCACTCGGAGACGTGGGTTGGAAGCTGGCACAACTCTGCTTGCGCTTCATGGACGTGCAGACCGCATCACAACTCACTGGTATGGATGTTAGCCCATTCTGGCGGCCTCTCGATAACCTGCGTGACTTTCAGCAGATGTCTGTCACCGTCGTCGGAGGGAGCACACAGAAGCTCACTACGCAGCAGAAGAAGCAAGAGGCGATACAGATTGGACAAGTGTTGTCTCAGTATGTCCGTGCAGCACCTGCAAGTGCGTTGAAGGCTACGCTCACCATGATGAGTAAGGCGTTCGATGACTTTATGATCAGTAAGGAGGATTGGGACGCTATCGAGCAAGAGGTAGCGATGATGGCACAGTCCCAACAAGGCGGTGCGCCAGGGGCGCCACAAGGCTCCTCGGCACCCGGTGGTGCTCCTGCCTCCATGGGAGGTGCACCGCAGGCAGGTGGTGGTATGCAGGTTGCAGCGGCTGTCGTTCAAGCGTTGCAGCAGCTACCGCCACCTGTTCTGCAAGCAATTGGTCAAGCGTTAGCACAGGGTATACCACCAGCACAGATATTCCAACAGATGCTCAGTAGCCAGGGTGGGGGTGGAGGAGCACCACAAGGACAAGCAGCATGAGTGGCACAACAGAAGACAGCATACTTAACACTATACCCGACTTCCGCGATGATACAGGAGATAGTGGTGCCGACACTAGTGGTGGCGACACGACGCAAGGCACGCCGCAGACGCAAGATGGCGGTGGAGGTGGACGCACGTCAGCACAGCCTACTCAGACAGGTGGTGAAGGCGGCGGAACTCAGCAGCCTACGCAACAGCCGATTAGGCGTAGACACGACGGACTACTCGAACAACCGAACCCTGATAATCCCAACACACGTGACCTAGTTGATCCGGTAACGGGGAGGACGGTTGCACGTGGTGGCATCGAACGCAGAGTGTTCGAAGAGGGTCAGCGTCACCAGCGTGAGAATGCCCAACTCAAGACGCAATTGGGACAAGCTTCACAGGCATTGCAGAGCATCAGTGATGTAACACGTGAAGCAGTGCGGCTCAATGTAGCACCACAGGATCAGGTCATCGCCATCCGTGTGATGAGTGACTTCATGCGTGATCCGGTGAAGACACTTGAGTATCTCGTAGCAGAGGTGAAGTCGAAGGGATACCAGATACCGTTTCTCACTCAGGGGGTGACCCCTGGGATGGACATGACTGCCATCGCTCGAATGATCGATGGGAAGCTCCAACCGATCACCCAACAGCACCAACAAACCCTGCAACAACAACAGATTGTGGAGAAATCCACCCAAGAACTGAACACCTTCCTGAATGAGAACGAGGAGGCCCATGCAAACCTTGACGTGCTCTCAGAAATGTTGCAGGCTCAACCGACACTGACCCTTCATGGGGCCTATACGCGGATGATCCGTTGGGCGCATGAACATGGTCTCGACTGGACCCAGCCGTTGAAGCCCCAGCTTGCAACGCAGGGTCAGCAGCCTACCCATCAGCAGCCTACTCAGCAGCCGACACGTCCACTGCCAGCACGCGGTGCTAGGGGCAATGGTGCTCAACCAGTTGAGCAGCCTAACAGTGGGCAATCGTTCAATGAGAACGCATCGTGGGCCGACATCATACGGTCTGCGATGCGTGAGACAGGGGTGCAACTTAACTGATGGAGTAGGCTATGCCTGTTGGCACAATTGTCCCTGCTGTTGCAGACGTTCTGCACAGCACACTGACGAAGAGTAGGCGTAAGCTGGTGATGGCCAGCATCAAGTCGAATGCGTTGATGGCATGGGTGTTTGCGAACGATCGCGTAGAGTATGAGGATGGTGGTTACAACATCACCAATCCACTGACGATCGGACGCAATCCCAACGTCACATCGTATCGCTACTATGCACCATTG